AAGTGGATCGAATTGATGGCAACTCGGATGTAGAAGATGCACCTGGATACGAGTATTTTTAGGTGGGGCTTGACCCCACAGTGATATAATACCTTGCCGTCTTAGACCTGCCGTCACGAAATCCGAACGGACTACCTAGTGTAGCCCAAAGAGGGACTGGGGCTTTCCCGGGCCTTCTAGGATTAGGACGGAAGTTGCGAGATAGTTCTTGGGTATGGCGGCGTAGTAACATACCTATCTGGAGCGTAACCAGAGGCAACTTAACGAAAAAGAACCACTCGTAAGAGTGGCTCTTTTGTTCTCAGACTGCAGAAATTATATCTTAAAAGGATCTTCGCCTGAATATAACCTTGTTAAGTCAACCTTAACTTTAGAATACGCTTCTAAGATTTCAGCTTTGACTTCTGATGGCGGTTCCGGCATGACCGTATAGGTTGTGTCCAACCCCTCACCTTCACGAGTTACTGTAATGTCGTAAAGTTTTGGTGATCCCCAGCCCTTACTTTGAGTAAGAGCAGTGATAGCTTTCATTATCCCTTTTTGCTTGATTTCTAAGCACTGGACACTGTTTGTTTGATGGTTCCAAACCAAGAAGGCCCAGAAATGATCTATCCGGTAGCTACCGTCTTTATCTGTTCTTATATCTGCCGGCTTCTCAGACCACATTTCTTTTTGTCTTATGGGTTTGTTTTCTTTATTCCAATACTCATATCCGGTTATGGCAGAGGATAGAACTCTAAAAGCGTTTGCCCCCTGCTCGAACTTCATATAGTTACTCGGTCCTTGTGGGACTTCGTAATCTTTAGGAAGGAAATCGTCTTTTACTGTTTCACTAGCTAATTTTTTGTCTTCATCAGTCATTTTGTTCACCTCCTTTATTCTAAAAATGCCTTCAATGCCAACAAAGCGTCTTCTTGATTATTTGCCTCGCAGTCGTTGTAGAACATTTCCATTTTGTCTTGGCTAGTTTTTCTCATGCCGTATAAGACTTTGAAATAAATTCTGGTAAATTTCCCAGCACGAATAACGGCATATAAACGTTTTGTTTTATAGGTGGTGCGGATAACATACTTTTTGCCGTTTTGCCAATAAGTTGCTTGTATTTTAGGATAGGACAATTTCTTCTCTTCTTTTGTCTTTTTGCGTCTTGTGCTGGGAAAAGTAGTTTCCATAGTCAAATTGTATAATCATTTCTTTTTCTTGTCAAGTACCCCCCAAAGGTAAACCGTCTGTTTACACACCGGTTGTGTTTTAAACCAATCCCCCATTTGGCCTTATATTTGTCGACAGCGTGTGGTTTTTTACACACCGGACAAATTACTTTGACTTTTACAGCCATCGCTTGGCTATTCCTTTCCACCACACAACCCAGGGATGTGGACCTTGTTCTTTGTAAATTTCATAAGCTATTCGGACATTTTCTTTGCAGTCCACAAGATTACCGCGCCACAAGTGAACGCTATTAAGTTGGAACACAGAATGATCCACTGTGCCGTTTGAATTGAAATGGTAAGCCTCGCACCGCAACCCAGACTCAGATTTGGCAAGTGCCAAACCCATCCGATAATCATTCCCCCAGACAACAATAATATCCCTAATAACAGGAATTTTATCCACGCCCACCCCGAGCCTCTCGGCCTCGACTTTTGCTCTACGATCAAGTTCTCGATTATAAGCAGCGATAGCTCGTTTTTCTTTGACTCTTTTCGCAGTCTCTTGTAAATCAAGTTTTGCGTCATACGCTATCACCCCCTTTGCAGAGAGTAGAAAGAATAAAACTAGTAATAAACACCTCATGTTTGTTGCTTTTTTCGTTTTCTTAACTTACATGGAATAAAATTGTATCTATCGCACGGAACATAAACAGTTGTCCCACTATTATTTTCCAAGGTTACAAATCCGCCATGGGAATCTACCACATATCTAACATTGCCGGCCCTACTTACGATTAAATCACCGGTTTTAATCGACAACCAGTTCGACAACGGGTGAAGTTGCTCGGTCTTCCCCCAGCTCAAGGTTTTCTTTCCTAGTCTTAAATGAAAGTTTACTTCAAACATATATTTTTCATTCGCTCTTAAAGAATAAAACTAGTAAAAGGTATTTCATTTTTTGTAATCGACATATAACTTTTGTAACAATCCCGCTATATCAATAAGCTCGTCACCTATACCGATTAACTTATCACCCAAATCGGAAACCTTCTCTGTAAGTTTGTCTAGTTTCTTTAATTCTTCTTTGGTTAGTTGTTTATATTTCATAGTTAGTTGTTTATATTTCATGTCCCACCTATTTTCCTCGTTTCGTCTTTAAAAACTCCCGACATCTACCCGAACAAGTTTCTTGCTGATTCCATTGACGCTCGCTTGTTCCTCTTTTATTAAAAAAGGTTTCATGACACCAAGGGCATTTTTTGTTTAATTTCCTAAGAAAAATACCCCTCTCTCTATGCTTATCATGATTCTTTTCCAGCGCCTTAAGTATCTCTTTTGACCTGACAGGATCGTTCCATAAACTAATCATCGCTTTCCTCCATTGTCTCCCTGCTTTTTCTCGTCCCCCGTTATCCATATAGTTATGTGTAGCGCGCCGTCTTATTTCATTGGTTTCAGCAACTTTCATTAGAAAATCGGGATCTTTTTCTTTCAATAGTTTCCGATAAGCTGCTTGCGCCTTTAATACTCTGTCCCCCGCAATTATTCCTTCTCTGGTTAGTCTAATGGCTGATTTTTTGATTTTATTTCTCGCCGTCATAGCCAACATTTCACCACGTTTAAGATTGTGTTTAAGTTTATATTCTCTGGCTGACATGTTGTGAACTACTAAGTGTCCAACTATTGCATCAAGGTTTTTCCCGCACTCTAAACAGACCAGCCCCTTTTTGTGCCCACCATCTTTAGGGGCATCAATCCCTGCCCCTATGATTCTTTTATTGGGCCGGATATTGAAACTCTTAGCTCTATTCCAAGTGATAAGTTTTTTCATTCGCTCTTGGGGAGAATTTTGTCAAGGTAAGTTGCGCCGCGCTCTTCAAGATATCCTCCCCAAATGTAAATGCCCTACTTTTCAGTAGGGACGCTTAGTCGGGTTTTAACTTCCTCGTCCACTAAGGTTGCGTTAGGATTTCGCTTTTGTGTTTCGATCTCCTCACGAGCCTCGTTGGCAGCGATCATTAAAACCTTCATTTGCATTTCGTGGGTGTAAGAGTACCAAAGTCTCTCTCTCGCCCCCCACAGGGCATTACAGGCCCCCAGAACAAGCCCTAGAAAGGCCAGTCCTAAAATTCCTTTAATAAGGGTATGTTTCCAATTAGTCTTATGTTTCTTTGACTTGGTTTTAGTTGTGTCCATGTTTCACGCTCCTTTGCTAACTCAAGCTTTTGCTAATAAATAATCTTCGTTTTCTTGGCAAGTTTCGCATAAACATTGGTTAGAACCCTTTTTCTTTTCAAAAGTGTCTCCGCAGTCGCCACAAATATGCCCTTCTTTTTCTCCGCACCAGTCGCAGCCTTTTTCTAACTCTAGTAACGACTCGTTTACTTTTTCTATTTCCCCTTGATAGTATTCTTTTTGTGCGATTAATTGGAGTTTTTGCTCTCTAATTTGCTCTTTTTTCTCTTCTTCGCTTCCGGCCATTTCAAACCATTCACCGACAGGGTTAAAAACACCGGCCTCGTTAGTAAAATAGTCCACCAGTGATTTCGCCCAGTCAATCAAAAAGTAATTAGCTCCATTAATTATTATTCCCTCTTTATCAACGTCCCAAATGGCCCCAGCTTCTGTAAACGGTAAATCCTTTAATTGCTTAAATTTCATGCTTTTTGTCTAGCTTTTTTAACTTTTTTTCTAACTCTAGTAACGCTTTGGCACTTTTAGAATTATCCCGGCCTTCTTTTATACCCCAAGTGTTTATCATCCTCATAAGTTTTAGAATTGTGTATTTAGTCATATTTTTTGGCTACAATTAGCCAGTTCGGTTAAATAACCGTCGCACAAATCTTGTTTTTCCTTTGAGTCTTTAATTTTCTTTTCTATTAAAAACCATTTGTGTCTTACTTCGTCTTCCATAGGACTATCCGGATTGTGGGCTTGGTGTATAGCGAAAGAGATTAAAGTGTTCATGAGGGGAGTATAACACACTTGTCAAGTACTTGTCAATACCCCAGTTTGTGCCTATTCCTCTAATAAGTCTTCTTGAAAATACTCCTTCGGATCGGTCGCAGTATCGGTCGCAGAAATTACACTGTCAGCACGCTCTATTTCCACTTTTGCGTCCTGTGCGACCCGTGCGACCTGTGCTACACCAACAAGGGGTAATCCATAATAATTACTTAAACTTTGTAATTCACTCTCTTTATTCTCTAAAATTACGGTGCGTATGTTTTCGTGGCCAATTCGGTCAATCTTAAATTTAAGAACCTTCCTTATTAGATTGGCTATTTTCTTTTCACTTACAAAGTTGGTTCTTTTGTCAGAGTTTATTTCGTCCGTGATTCCCTTAACAGTAATAGGATTGGGATAGTTGTCTACTATATACTGGAAGATTTGTCCTTCCAGGCTGTCCCTGCGCTCTTTCATCGTCTCCTCTTGTTGAACCACGGCAAATTCTATTATCTTTGATTTAGTAGCGTCATCACTAAAGTAATAAATAGGGGTAATTACTTGTTGTACCCTTCTATCAAAACACTCCAATTCTTCAAAACCATACTCTATATCATCCATATTTATTTTATTATAATGGTCAAACCTCCACTTTAAGAGTTTATTTCTGAGTTGTCGTGCTTGTAGGTGAAACTTGCCCAATCTATACAAAGGAATACGCCTTTTATTTCTTTCCATTTGAATTACCATTGTCCTCGATTGAAGTCCGGCGTTGTTTATGGGGTTTTCACTTGTGAATATCTTTGGACACTTAGCTAAATAAGCAACAACCTCACGCTTACTGTCTCCCTCGGTTTTAAGAATTACTTTATCGGACACGGTACTTTTTAGAAAAAGTAACATTTCTTTATATCCTTCCCCATCCGGTTCAAACTCATCTAAAAGGAGTGTCCCTCCCCATTTGGAAGCAGTGCGAAAAATAGGGGATAGTGTAAGTGAGCCGGAAGCGTCAATGGGTTTATAACACACACTACCTAATACCTCTTGGGCAGTAGTTTTACCCGTGCCTGTTAAGCCCACGAAGTGGACATAAGGAATAAAAGGAAATTTATCATATACCCAATAAAATAAGACTAAGTAAGGTAAAAATTCCTCATAAAAGCTAGAAAGTTCAAAGTAGTTAAACATAAAGTCTTTTAACTCTTTTACTAGAGTGGCAGTGTCTCCATAGTCACTTGCCCCCGAAGGCAACCAAACTGCCCCTTTAGCGGTTAAATCGTCACATATGGGTTCATAGGTCATATTTCCTATAGTTACACTCTCTACTTCCTCTACCCCTCCGGTTTTTTTGTCATATTTCAAGAACCTTGACTTACCGTTAGCATCGGTCGCACGGGTCGCATCGGTAGCAAGTATTTGTTCGGCCATGAAGTCGTCTGTGTCTATAAAAGAAGTTTGTTTTGTATTGTCCTTGTTTTCTTTTTTACTTTTTCTGTCTTTTTTAGCTGTCTCCAAGATAAGTTCAATTTCTTCTTCATCGAGTGGAACACTGCTATTTTCATTAAGGTCGCTAATTCTTTTTTCTACAAGTTCTGGGGCCATTTTTTCACCAAAATAAGAATAAGCAGTTTGAGATAAAACTTTTCTTAACTCGTCCTGTTCTACCGCCCGTTTAACACCTTCTCGCATAAAGTCTTTTTAAGGCTTTCCGCTACTCGAGCTGCCTTGTTATAAGTATTTAACAACCTTTTTCTTTTTACCGGGTCCTTAGTTCTCGCAAGTTCCAGGTGTATGTCAGTCTGAAAATCTAATGCCTCGCTCCAGTCTTCAAATGCCTCTATTTCACTTGTAAAGCCATTGTCCATGTTGTTTATTGCTTTGAAACTTTAAGGCAAACAAATCCGCCCATAGGCGGGCTGAAGCATGACTAGACACCTCTCCCACAACCCTATGAGCGGATTTCTTTGCCTTTCTAAGTGAATGGTATCTAGTCATTACGAGCATAATAAACTTCCTTTCCAAAATTGTCAATACCCCAAAAGCCTCTTGACAAGCACCTTACACTGTGGTACAGTCTCGGTATGGATACTTACAAGCAAAAACTTGGTTTTTACGCCGCTAAGCGAGAAAAAAGAGCCAAATTATATGGAGACGGTTCCAAATACTCCTTCGCAGATATAGGAAAAATGGAAAATCCTCCGGTGACTGCTCAGACGGTTAAAATGTCTGTTGATAAGTACAAAAATGAACACAACCAAACTCAAAGCTAAAGCATGCCTTTCTTGTGAACGACCCATTGTTCGTAGGCGTAGTGATGCTTTATATTGTTGTGATCATTGCCAGTCTGTCGAAAGCGAGAAAAGACAGTCGAAAAGACGCTTGTCGGATTTGACTGCAAGAAGTTGCCAGTGTTGTGATCAAGAATTTATGCCAGAAAGCCATGCGGATAGATATTGTTCTAGTAATTGTCGGAGGGCCTATTGGTCGGCCATTGAGTCTTCAGAAGTTTTCTCGAAGAAGTGTTTACAGTGTGGACTGATCTTTTTGTCAGACCAAAAGAGGCGGAAATATTGTTCGCGTAACTGTTATGTCAAGTATAGTATTGCGCATGAGGTGAAGAACAGAAAGACAATAAATTTGTGGGTTTCCCAGAGACGACAAGTTGACCCTCTTTATAAGCTAAGACTACAACTATCAGATCGAATAAGAAAGAAGCTCCGAGCGAATTATGTGGTGAAAGATCGGACACTAAGGGATATTCTTGGGTGTAGTGTCTTAGACTTGAGGGTGTACCTCGGAAACCAATTTGTCAATGGGATGAGTTGGGAAAATTATGGAACACACGGGTGGCACATTGACCATATTATTCCTCTTGCCAGTGCACACACAAAAGAAGATGTTTATCGTTTATGGCATTATTCTAATCTTCGCCCTTTATGGGCGGAGGATAATTGGAAGAAAGGAGCAAAAAATGAATTCTGTTAGCAAGCTCAAAGCCCGTGCTTGGCACGCTTTTAGCGTTTTTATTCGCCTTAGGGATTGTGATCGAGTCCAAAAAGGGAGCATGTTCTGTCCTTGCATTACCTGTGGAAAACTAACTCATTATTCTGACCTCCAAGCTGGTCACTTTCTCTCCGGAAGGGGGAATGCTATTTTATTTGACGAAGAGTCTGTCTTTGCTCAATGCCAGCAGTGCAACATCTTCAAACATGGAAACCCTGACGCTTACTGGCCTGCTATGTTAAAAAGGTACGGCCAAGACAAGTGTATGGAATTAGTAAATAGGAAACATGAAATAAGACAACTAAAGGCCCAAGATTACATTGACTTATATGAAAAATACTATAACAAAGTAAAAGACTTGGGCGGACTGGAAATTGTAAAACTTCCGAAACCTACTAAACAAGAAAAACTATTCAAAAAACATGGATAGTATTTTATTAGCCTTAATAGTCCTAGCTTGTTTGGGTAGATTTGAATTTTGACATTTATGGCCGAATCCAAAGAAATAAAGGGAAAAAAAGACAAAGGAAAGCACGAAGGAAAACGCTCGGAGATACGGCGTGTCCAAAAAGCTAATTTCGACTTAAAAGAGTGGTTAGGTATTAGGAGGAAAAAATAATATGACTAGCAAGCGAAAAATTAGAGAATTTCATTTTGAAATGGAGGCTACAGATTTTGCTTATACCCTTTTAGTGGGAGTATTTGAATCAATAGCAAAATCACTTCTTATTATAAGAGGCGTGGGGAAAGTTACCTTGAACGGAAAAACTTATGACTAACCAAAAGAAAATTGAAGAAACAGTAAGAGAAACCTTTGATTTGTCCACCCTTTTGACGAATCAATCTGCCACTTTTGAAGAAGTGTTGAGGAATAGCTGGCTCATTCCTAGAGGTGCTTTTGTAAAAGTTCAAAGGTTGCTCGACGATTATGTTTCCTCCTCTAAACAACTCTGGAAACAAGAGTTAAGAGAGGAAATTGAAAAACTGAGAGAGGAAGAACACTGCTGGTATATGCACGACAAAAAGGGAATTTGCTGTAACGATGTTTGCCGAGAGGAAGGTATATGTAGCCGATATTGTCCAGGGGTTAAAAAATATAATGAGGCCCTAGAGGATATTTTATCTTTACTTGAGAAAAAATGACTACTCAAGAAAACATTAAGAAAATAGACGAATTAAGAAAAGAAGCCAAAGCTCTCATAAAAAAGACTAAAGGGGAGTGTGTCGCCATGCGTTCTTGCTGGAATTGTAATGCGGCTCACGAATATTTTAAAAGGGGTAAATGGGGCGATTGGGTTTTATGGTGCTTTGAATGTGGAAAGTTTTACTTTAAGAGGAAAGATATAACAATTCATAAGGAGTATGCGAGGCTTTTCAGAAATTGGATGAATCCTTCGAAAAAATGAACGAGGCTTTTGAAAAAATAAAATTATGAAAAACATTAAAGGAGACCTGCTAAGTAATTGTTGCCACTACGATTTTGATTCTTTTGGTTTCCCTAAAGACGGTCTTTATCAAGAAAAGTGCCTAAAGTGTGGCGAATCATGCACGCCAATTTGGGTTGAGGGCGAAGATGCAGATAAAGATTTAAAGGAAAAAATGTATGATGATAAAAATCATAAAGAAAAGAAAACAAGTAAAAAGACTTTAACCCAAGAGATGGCGGAATTGCATTTGGCCGTTATTCAGCTTGGTGGTGACATTGAAACATTGCGGGCAAAATTGGACACTGTTTTAGCGGGGCTTAAGTGTCAGTGTTGTTGCCATTGTCGCCAGTCAGATAGAGCGTGGTATCAACGGTAGTTGGAGAATTATATGAAAAACACTAAAAGCGATTGGGAAAGCTACCATTGTTCTGGGTGTACTGACTCTGATCCGTTAGGCGGGACTCATTGTTGTGGGAATATGGAACATGGGCCCGAACCCAAGAGAGATTGTGGTTCGAGTTGGGAAATGCGATTTGATGACCTTTTTGTGGACGAGAAGGTCAAGCAGGTTGATGCAAGTAATTCTATTGTTTTGTACCCTTGGAAGAACACTCATTCTCACCAAAGCCAAGAAGTTAAAAGCTTTATCCGTTCCCAAATAGAACAAGCCGAATTAAGGGGTTATGACAAAGGACTTAAATATGCAAAAAAGAAATAACTGGGAAAAAGAATACAAAGACTTTCTTTCTAAAGATGGTTATCAATTTATGTGTATGCCCTACGCCCTCCATGATGCTATCAAAAAATGGATTAAGAGAGCTGAGAGGGCTGGTTACACCAAAGCTAGAGAAGAAGTAGGGGAGTGGGCTAACGAGAAAAAACAAGAAAAAATAGACAGTCAATGGACAACCCCCAAATCATTCCAAATTACGGAAAGGCATTTAGGTTGTCAGGAGGCAATGTTTGATTTACTAGATTTTTTAAGTAAGAAGAAATGACTAAAAAATCCAAACAATGGGCCATAGACCGCAAAAAAAGAAATCAAGATAAATTGTGGCGGAGCGCTAATAAAGGGAAGGTGAAAAAATGAAATTTAACTTAACTGTAAATTCCCAAGAAATAGACGGGTTCAAATTGGTATCTGAAGCAAATACTAAGGAGGAGCTAGACATTCTCGAAAGGTTAGTTACTGCACTAACCGCTAAGATAACTAAAATAGAAGTCTCTGTTAAGAATTATGAAGACTAAAGGGTAAATAGATGTGTAGGTAGCGTATGGCTAAAATTATAGGGGATAAAAGAATCCCCATAGATCAATTAAAGAATTGGGATAAGAACCCAAGGGGGTTAAAAGAAAAAGACTTTGAAAGATTAAAAAACCAAATAAAGAGGTTAGGGATTTATGTTCCCCTTGTAGTGAATGAGAATAATATAGTTTTATCTGGAAATATGAGACTACGAGCATTTAGGGAATTAGGAATTGATCCCGTATGGTGTATGGTTGTCGAGGCTAAAGACGAGCCAACAATGATTGAATATGCTCTTAGTGCAAATGACCGAGTTGGTTATTACGAGGACGACAAACTAGCCGAGCTTGTAAGCCAATATAAAACTGAAATAGATTTAGGGAATTATAGTGTGGATTTAGGAAAGACTACTGACTTACAAACACTACTGGATCAATTCTCGCCAGAAATATTAAATGACATTAGCCTACCAGACGGACAGCCCGGATTTGAACAAATGACGTTTACGCTATCAACCAGACAGGCAGACATGGTGAAAAACGCTATTGCAAAAGTTAAAACTTCCGAGGTACTAGGTCAGTCAGAAAATAAAAATAGCAATGGAAACGCTATTAGTAAAATTTGTGAAAAGTATGTCAACGGTTGATGTTAAAAAAATCAGGGTCGATAGGATAGATAGTAAACACGCTAATTTGGCGGTTAAACGATGGCATTATAGCGGTAAGGTTGTTTCTAACAGCCAACTACATTTCGGGGCGTTTTATGATGGAAAACTACATGGGGTAATGAGTTTCGGGCCAAGTCTAGATAAGAGGAAAATACAAGGGCTAGTAAGGGACACGGGTTGGAATGGGTTTGTTGAGTTAAATAGAATGGCTTTTGACGACTTCCTTCCTAAAAATAGCGAGTCTCGGTGTTTGTCCGTAGCATTAAAACTGATAAAGAAGTACGCTCCACAAATAAAGTGGGTAATTAGTTTTGCAGATGCAACGCAAAGTGGGGATGGCGGAATATATCGGGCCTGTGGATTTATTTTGACAGGCATTAAATCAAATAAAAATACTGTGAAATTGCCCGATGGTTCTGTTATTCACAAAATGACTCTAGAGTCAAACCCAACGAGTAGGAGGCCGGAACTGGGGGATAAAACCTACCATGAGATTACTGGGGGTGTTTACGATTGGAGAAAATACACGGAATACGTTGGTGGGGAGGTTTTGTCGGGGTATCAAATACGGTATATCTACTTTTTGGACAAATCTAAAATTAAAAATTTAATTGTTTCGGCCCTGCCATACTCTGAAATTGATAAGATTGGTGCGGGTATGTATCTGGGTAGAAAAGTAACTGTTAGTAGTCGTCATGCGGTTATGGTGTAAGGTAACACGATCCCGTTCCACGGGGTAGATAACGGTCGGCCCGATTTAACCGCTCATAGTTAATTACAAATTCATAGGAAAGGAGAACGAATGGAATCAAAAGTAATTAAACACGCCGGCGGTGCGCCTACGGTTGTTACCCCAGAGGTAGAGACTAAACTTGAGTCTATCCTAAAGATCGGTGGTACTATAGCCGAGGCCACAACATATGCGGGAATAGGCGAGAGGACATACTATGATAGGGCAAAGGCTAGTGAGGAGTTTTCGCGCAAAATGGAGGCGGCTAAACACTATGCTGATGTTGCCGCAAAGAATGTAGTTGTTGCTAGTATCACCCAAGATAAGAATTTGGATAGTGCTAAATGGTGGCTAGAAAAGAGAGAGTTTAGAAATACGGGGAATAGTGTGGCCGTTCAAGTAAATTTCAAGGAAAAGATAAGTGAGGTGTTTTCCGATGGACTACCTGATCCAAATTCCTAAAGTCTTTGATATTGTGGACAAAAGGGGGCTAAGAGTTCCGTTTGTTCTTAATTCTATTCAAGAAAAGTATATCACTCAAGACTACACCGGAAGAGATGTTATCCTTAAAGCACGACAACAAGGATTTTCTAGCTTTATACTTGCTCTATTTACAATAGACTTTCTTAATAGAGAGAACTCAAGAAGTGTAATTGTAGCTGATATTGCCGATAACGCTGTAGAGTTACTTGATAGAGTAAAGTTTTACCTACGGTGTTTCGAAGAAAAGACGGGACTAAAAGTCCCTCTAAAATATAATTCAAAATACGAACTCTTTAATGAGGCTATGAACTCTAGGTACACAATAGGTACAGCGGATAATGCAGACTTTGGGAGAAGTAAAACTATTACCAATCTTCACTTATCTGAGTTTGCCTATTATCCCGATCCTGAAGGGTTGTTTGCTGGAGCCATGCAAGCGGTGGTCCCGGACGGAAGGATAATTATAGAAACTACCGCTAATGGATTTAATTTCTTTAAGAAGTTCTGGGAAATGTGTAAGCAAGGAGAGAAACCTTTTAAGCCTCTTTTTTACAAGGCTTCAGACTTTTACTCTAAAGATTTCCTAGAGACAAAGAAAAGAGAACTTGATCGTCTTTTCCCCCAAGAATACCCTGAAACTGACATCGAGGCTTTCTTAACAAGTGGAAGTCTCTATTTCGACCCTCAAGCCCTACAAGGGTACTTACAGGACGTCAAGGAGCCATTAAAAACCGGTATCTATGTTTAAGCAATTTCGTGAGTTTAATAGACAAGAGAAGATTCTAGTATTTGGTGATCCGTCTGCCGGTATGGGGGATTATTGCGCTTGTCAATTCCTATCTGTTCAAAAGAGGGACATTCCCTTGGTTTATCACGACAAAAGACTGGCGACGGAAATGACAAACTCCATCTTCCCTGTTTTAGAAAGAATCTTTGATACTACGGGAGTAAAACCGACTATTGCTTATGAGAGAAACAACGGTGGGGTATTTGAGATGGAGCGATTGGCCTCACTTAATAGAAGCGGCAAGTTC